CTGCGTCGGATTTTACAGTTGTTTCTTTTGTCTCTTCTGACATATTTACCTCTGTTTGTTCTGACTCACATCCACAATCTCCTTCTTGGCCACCACAACCACAGTCGTGGTCGTCTTCAGGTTCTTGTGAATCACATTTCGTTTCTATAGTGCATTCTTTACAGACTGGGTCCATCTTTTCATTGTCAATGAAACTTACCTCTGTAGGACGAATATTAGTGGCATAATTGTCACCCATGACGTCAATATCGTTTGAAAACCAATCAATACTCACATGTGTCATGTCTCCTTCCTTAACTTTATCCATTACTTCTTGACCGCGGCCATGTTTATTAGATATTGTTGCCAACATCTTGATTGCGGTCTTTCCATTATCCATCTTGACTAACTCAGGATTAGCAGCCATGCCGATTAAGTCCTCAGTTGTTCGTTGATGGTCTACATATATAGGGAGTTCTGAAAATTTCTCTAAGGATTCTTTCAACATACCTCCTTCAATATAAACTTTATGTTGTTCTCCGTCAATCTCATATTCATGAGGTCCGGATGTAATAGCGATAACAGGGAATGATACAGAGTCTATTCCCTCATCACTGGAAAATGTCATATCTTCACCCTCGGCCACTTCTAAAGCGAATGACCTACGAACAGGTTCAGTAGATTTGCCCTCTGCAAATTCCCGCTCAACGCCATTCTCTTGCGCCCACATGCTACACATGCCAGCTGCAATCTCTTCGGGATTCTCAAAACCCCTCTTT